CGGACAGTCAGGGTGCCCTTGAGGGCTTCCGCGTCGGATCGGCGAATCAGCCAGGCTCGAGCGCCGGCCTTCCAACCGTCCAACCTGCCATCGCCAAGCAGCAGACGCACCCAGCCTTGGGTGCAGCCAGCCAATGCGGCTGCCTCGGCAACGGTAATCCACTCACGATCTGGTGATGCCACAGCAACCATGCCCCGATACTAACGGCTGCGTTAGCCAAGTCAAGCAAATCAGCCGTAAAAAAGCCTAATTTGCCAGCCGCAGGTTCCCGCCCGTATCGTGCAGTAGTGAACAGAACCTAAGTGGAGGATAGGGTCTTGAACATCCGTACACTATCATGGCACGGACGCCAAAGAGAGGAGCCATGCCATGACAGAGTCCAGACTACTCAGAGAAATCTACGAGAACGAGTACGCCGTCCTGCGAGCCCATAACGCAGGGTGCCGGCACCAATACCGCATGACTTTGCAGCGGTGGGCCGAGCAGCTCGGCCGGGAGCCGACCGTGGATGACCTAGATGACTTGACCGTCCAGCGGTACATCGCCAGCCGCAGAGCCGTGGTCAAGGCTGCGACTGCCCGCAAAGATCGCAATCAGATAGCCGCATTGCACCGCTACTGTGCCGCGCGTCGCTACACGGAGCAGTTCCCGACGTACCCGCAGATCAGAGCACCTGGACGCATACCGCGTGCGTACACGGTCGACGACGTCTCTGCCCTGCTCCGAGAGGCTTTGCGGAAGCGACCGCCTATACGCGGCACCACGCTGCAGCCGCACATGTTCCTGTCAACGCTGGTCCGGTGTTGTTGGGAGACAGCCGAGCGGATCGGTGCTCACCTGGCACTGGAGTGGCAGGACGTTGACCTAGCTGGGCGGTACGTGGTGTTTCGTGCCGAGGGCCGCAAAGGAGCCACGCGGGACATCATGCGGCCCATCTCGCATGACCTTGCCGGATGGATGGAGCAGATCCGTGCGGCAGAGAGCGAAAGCGTCTGGCCGTGGCACGCCGACAAGAGCACGCTGTGGCATCACTTCAAGGGTCTTTGCAAGCGGGCTGGCGTCGTGAACCGAGGCTTCCACGGCCTGCGTAAGTCCGCTGCCAGCTACATCGCAGCCGCCGGTGGCGATGCCACCCAGCTGCTCGACCACAGCAACCCGGCAATCACCAAGCGCCACTACCTAGACGAGACGATTGCCAAGCCCAAGCAGACGGCGATAGACCTCCTGCCCACGCTCGACCTCACCGACAAACCGCCGGAAAACCCGGCGGCGTGAATCATTGCTAGACTTTCAAACCACAGAAAAGGAGCGAACCGATGGCGAAAAAGAAAAAGTCCGCGAAAGTCAAGGTACCGAGCATGGGCATGGCTGTCGTCCCTGCTGGCTGGAGCCTTGGCACTGATTGGCAAGTAGTGCAGATCATTCCCGCCACAGGCTATTGGGCGACGTACAAGGATGGCGGGAGGGAGCCAGTTGTGGCGTGGGCGATGCAGTGTCGCGTACTTAGAGAAGAAGAGCGTGGAGATTGGGGCGATGACGAAGTCGCGCCAGGATTTATCAGCCGCGTAATAGGGATTGTCGCGTGCGGTAGATCCCCCTGTCTGTACGAAGCAGACAGCGACTTTTTAGTCGACAGCGACGACGACTTCACTGGCTACGAGTATGACCGTTGAGCTAGAGCTCGTGCGACGACAGAAGCCATCGCGGCTGGCCTATCGCACGAGGCCCAGAATCCACTCCCGGTACAGGCTGACGCGGGTGTGAGCGGTCTCTTCGCCTTGGCGGCTCTTCAGCGTCGAACCCTTCGGGGCCATCGTGAAGCTGTTCACGCCGGCCAGCTTGCCGTTGGCGAACAGCGGGCCGCCGGAGTCGCCGGGAGAAATGCAGAATTCAAGCGTGCTTGTGCCGCACGCCGCATGGCACACGATGAGGCTCCTGTCGAACCTCTCGATCGTCTGTGTCCCGGCTCGCAGCCTGCCGTCGTGGTCCGTGTGCCCCTCGGTCAGCCGTCCGTGCAGCCCGTAGCCGGCGATGCTGACCACCTGGCCGACGTGCTCGTCGCCGTTCGACAGGGCAGGGAAGAAGTCCAGCTCGAGCGGCTCGTCGCAGCGGACCAGAGCGAGGTCGTGCAGCCCGTGCACGTCACGCTGCCAATCGGGATGGATCACGACCGTCGCCGCAGCCCGCGGCAGCGTCCCCGACGTCACGATGACATCGGTGCAGCCATGCACTACATGAGCCGCGGTGATGGCCCAGTGCGGCGACAGTAGCGTACAGGACGCAGAGGCCCGCCTGCCGTCCCCGCCGACGCCGCTGATGCGAGCCGTATACGTTGAGAACGACCGCCCGTACTCGACATACCGGGCGTCGGGCACGGCATCGTCGGTCGTGCCGGCCACCAGCGGCGAGCACAGCACAGCGAGGATGATGGCGGCACGCATTGCCGCAGCATCGCGGAAGTGTCAAGCCGGCGGGGGCGACCAGGGTGGAAAGGAGACACCCCGGCCGCCGCGCCCGCCCGGCTCACTCAGGCACGCCAGCCAACGCTGGCAGCGGCCTGCGAATCTCGTCACGTCTCGCTAGCTCTACCGTCAGGTGATTCACCTCCGCGAGCAGCCGCTTCCTCTCGGCCAGGCATCGCAGCACCATGCCCGCGAGAGTGCCGCTCGTGCCAGTGAACGCACCGCAGAATCGACGAGCAGCGTGCTCCATCGACTTCACCTCGTGGTCGCTCAGAGTCACGCTCACGAGAAATCCTTCCACTCGTCGTCGTCATCGTCGAGGTCGGCCCGCATCGCCTTGACCTCCGCGGAGATGCCTTGCAGGTGAGCTACGGCCGCCGTCGCGAATAGCGTATGCGTCGTGGCAATCTCGCTCACCGCCCTGGCGATCGCCAGCACGTTCTGCTCGAGAGCGGATACGCGAGCCTCTAGGTCGGTCACTGCTGCTCCTCACGATGCAGCAGCAACGCCAGCAGTGCGTAGGACGCCAAGTCGAAAAGGTTATCCTCGAGCGACTCGTTCTCCAGCCGGCCGGTGGCGTTGTACGTGGCGAGCCTCGTGACCTTGTCGCTCAATCGCACCATCGCGCCCTTCCAGGCCGGGATGCCGACGAACTTCGCGCCGTTGCGGATGTTGGCGAGCGGGTCCGTGCCGCTCGGACACCCGTAGTCGGCGCTTTTCTTTCTGTGCATTTCTTTGATGTCGTCGCACAGCTTGAAGAATGCCTGTGACGTCGGATGCACGGCTTCGGCTTTTGCAGACGCAAACGCTGGCGGCGTCCATTCCGCGTAGGTCTCGGGGCTGGCGTTGAGGATGCCGTCACCGGGCAGGCGATAGCCCTGCATTTTGGGATCATCGGCTGGCGTGGCGTCGAGCCGCTCACGCACGGCTGCCCGCATTGCGTCGTTTGCTTCCTGCAGTGCTGTCGTCATTGGTTCCCTTTCGTAAATCTCGGTCGCAGAACAATGGGTAGGCGCGCGTCACTTCCTGCCGGCCGTGGTCAATGATTGCCATGCCCTGGCACGGCCGCTCTGGTGACGCGACTCGCTCAGCGTATGGGCTATGTCCAATGACGCTGCCATTCGCCACGTAGCGGGCACCACGCAGCCAGCCCCAGCAGTGGTAGTGGCCGAAGATCGTCAGATCCGCCTTGCGGCCTGCGTCCCACCGTGCGATAGCCTTGCTCGCCGGCAGAGCCAATCCGTAGACGCCGCCTGCATAGCGGATGCTGTGGCCGTGTGTAGTGCGGACGAGGAACCCGTCGAGGTCGACGTAGCCCAGATGCCCCTCTGCAATCTGCCACCGCACGTTCGCGTTCTTTTCCTCGCGGGCGAGCGTGAAATACATGAGCTGCTCCCACGAGTGGTCGAGCTCAGTGGCGATGCGATTCTTTTCCGTGCTTCGCCCGTGGTTCCCTGCGTTGGTGCAGACGATGACCGTCTCGGCGTTGGCGGCCACCTTGTCGATGAGTCCACGCAGCCGCTCGGCAATCCATCGCGTGGCGTTCATCGGGGAGAGCTGGGCCACCTCGACGCAGTCGGGGTGGATGTGGCCAGTGATGAAGTCCCCGCCCAGCCAGATTAGGACGCGGCGGATGTCAGCCTGGTTCCGCTCGTGCTGCAGGCACTCTAGGAATCGCTCCTCAAGTTCCCCGAGCCGCTGTTGACATACGTCAAGCGAGTAGTCGTTTTCACCGTTCACCGTCTCGGGCAGGACTCGCTCCTCGCAGTGGACGTCCGACAGCATCAGGATGGCCGTGGCGTCGTGCTTGGCCCTTTTCTTGCCTTTGACAGTGTTGGTCAAGGCAACTGGCTCCACGCCTTTCAGCGACGAAATCGCATCCGCCCGCTCGCGTTCCTTGTCGATGGCCTGAAGTGCAGCCTTGTACCGGCCACGCAGCGTGGCAACCTCAGATCGCAGGCGTGCCAGCTCGGCGTCGGCCGCGAGCTGTGAGGCTGTCCCGGCGTCATCCACGGCCGCCTCTGTCAGTCGCTTCGCAGCCATGACTCGACTCCCTGGTGGCCTACAGGCGAGATACCACGCTCTTGCAAGACCTTGCTCAGAGACCGTGCGAACACACGCAGCGGCAGCTTGATCCTGCCTGCCTTCCAATCGGACTTCACTGCCTGCAGCTCTGCCTGGTGCTCTTCTGCCACGCGACGATGCCACGGTTGCGTTCCGTGCGTCACGACTGCGGTGCTAACCGCTTCGTCGAGGAGGCTTGGCTTTCCCTTTCCCACGCTTTGGCTCCTGTTCCTGGGGCTGCGACTCAAGGTGTATCCAGCCGTCGTCGTCAGGAATCACGCTGCCAGCCTCGGCATCGTCGTCGTCATCCAGATCCGGCGGAAGAATGACAGCCTCTGGCTGGGGCTGCTTCCGTGGCCGTGGCATGGGCGTCGCTCCTGTGACGCCTACAGCGTGACAGGCGCGTCAAGCACGACGGCGGGCGTTGGCTATCGCTCGCCGCACGAGGAGCCGCCCGGCGGCGTCGAGGAACGGCAGGCCGCGAGCCTTGGCCTCTGCTCGCATGACCGCCACGACCTCGTCGATGCGCTCGGGCTTGCTGCACTCGTCGCATCCCCAGGCGTCCATCTCTGCCGCCTTGGCGCGGCAGGAGCACGTCGGCGTCGGCTCGATGCCAAACCGCTTCAAGAGCTTGGAAAGCTCGGTGCCGGGGCCGTGGCCGATGGGCTGCGACTCTTCTTGGTTGCGACTTAACTGCTGCGGGGCTGGGCATTGTCGCGGCGAGCCGCAAAACTTGTCTTCTACTCCGCACACGATGCACGACGTGCCGGCGCTGTTGCACACGCAAAGCCCCGTCATGCTTGCACCCCGGATATCGTGACGGTTTGGGATGTGACGTTCGTGTCGCCGTAGCCAGACAGTGACATTCCAGCAAACCCCGAGAAACAAGGCGGCGACGTATACGGACCTGCGCTCTCTGCCGACGGAGACGGAGAATTGAAAGAGAGAGCCTGTGGAGCCAAGTCTGATGGGTTAGTCCCCCACCCAGACTTCACAATGTTTGCGCCGCTGGCGTAGTCAGGAAGCTGCCACTCTGTATCGTCAATGAAATAGCCTAAGTAAATCCATCGCACTGTGGTCGATGTTAGATATATCGTGCTGATATCTATGCAGCCGCGCACGCCATTGGCAAACGCAAGAAACGAGTTTATCTCGCCATATCTCCACAAAGGGCAGTCTGTCTGATATTGAGCAGCGTTGAATACAGGCGTCCACGGCGACGCAATTGCTGTTTGCGGCAAAATGGATAGCGTCAGGGACGCCGACAAAGATTTTGACTTTGACTCACTGCCAGTTCGCGAATACCCACCAAGACCACTTTTTGTGTAGACGTTTCTTTTGAGGACATACGAGAACTCGACGGCGATATTCATAAAACGCGGATAGCCTAGCTCCCCGCAAAAGCAGTGGCAGCGGGAAGTGTCCTGCGTTTTTGGCGTGCCGTCCGCATTGCATCGCAAGCACGGATTCGGACTGCACGTCGTGCCCACCCCTTTGAACGTTTTTCCCGCACCCTGGCACTGGCACTGCGGCTTGACGCTGCACGTCGGGCCTTCGCAGCACGCGCCTTCTTTGCAGGCTTCGAGACAGGCGGCTTCGGTGGCGTAGCCGCCAGATGAAGCAGCAACGCTGTCGTAGGTGGATGTTTTTCTGCAAGTCATCGACGCTTGTCACTAAGCCGAAACCGTGACGCTCCCGGTTGCAGATCCGCGCCCAGGGACAGACTTGCCAGTAACAGAGATCGCCGTGGGTGTAAAGCAAGGCGTCTGTCCTTTCGCAAACGTGAATTCTAGCAGCGGAGAGTTTGCGAAATCAGGTCGACACACCACCAACTCGGCATACTGAAAACCAGCTGGCTCGCGGGTTGCATCTCCTGGCGAAAAGCTACCCGCAGACATATCCCATTTCCAGATGATAAAAACAGACGTCACACGTACCTTGCAGCTGCACACGTCAGAACTATTGCTGATTGTTATCCCAAATTGAGACAACGACTCTCCACGCCCAAGCGAGTTGTATCCTCGCTCTATATAGTAAAACCCTGGCGTCGAAGACAATGGAAGCGACACCAATGAATCCATTGACATCGGAAAGCTGCCGGACAGGCCGCTCTGTATGGCTTCGCCAAATCGTGGGCTGCCTAGCTGCGGCGACATCACGAACGCCAGCGACATCGAAAGAGACTGCGACCCGCACTGAACATGGCAGTCAGTCGCAGATGGGTCCAGATAGCACCACCAATCGCCGCAGCACTCGCAGTTTTCTGCGAGCTTGCCGTCCTTGACGATGATCGCGTTGTTCTTCGTCGCGATGGGCGTCATGCGCAAGCCGTCGTAGTGATGGTCGACACGCTCTCCGTCGCCGTGCTGGCGACAGTGATGGACGCTCGCGTGAATTGCAGCCCCGCCGTCCCGAGGCTGACGCCCGTGAGAACAATTACGGACGTCGTTGCCGTCGTCTGCTGAACGACGTCGATGAGATACCACGCCGTCCCATCCTTCGCGACGGCGCAGTCTCTGTTCCCTGCCGCAGTCGACGTAACTGGGAAAAACAGGTTCGTCGCACTGACGGTATTCGGCGTCGACGTTCGATTCTTGAACGTCACGGTCTTCGCCGAACCGATAGCCCACGCACCCGTGTAGGTGGCGACGCGAAATACCCGCGCTTTCGCGAGCGTGTCCTGCCGCTGCGTCTCTAGCGGCTGCCCACCAGGCCGGGCGTTCTCAACGACCCTGACGGCACGAGCGATCCTCGCCGCGGCAGGCCGTGTGAATGAGATCCGCTCCATGCGTCACCTACGTCACTTGTATTCGACGTAGGCCACGTCGACCGTCAGGTCGCCGGTAGCGTTCGCGAAGACGCGAATCGTGTGATCCTCGGGCAGCACCATCTTCGCGGTGCCGTCGACCACGCGGAGGGAGGCGTCGGCCGGCACCGAGATCGTCGTATACAGCTGCGTGGAGTTCGTGCCGACGAATCGCAGCACGCTCACGTCGGCAGAGTTCACTCCGTCGACGTTATTGACGGTAAGCGAGTTGATCTCGAGGACGGCGGAACTGGCGGACCCGTTGGCGAGTACGAGCGTGGCGCTCGACCCGGTGGCGGTGCCGACAGGGATCGTCACTGTCCGCAGATACACCTCGGTCGCGGTACCGGCAACATTCGGAGCAGCCATCCTTCACCTCAAGTACGAAAGACAAAATGCAGAGAGCGTGCAGCCGGGGCGGCAGAGCCACCGCTTCCACCACCCGACGCAATCGTGATCGTCGAGCCGGCGGTGCTGACCGTCACATTACTCCCCGCCGCAATAGTCAGCGTTCCCGTGAGCCCGTTGAGGGTGCTCACGTGGCTCGGCATCCGAGCGACGTCGAGCGTCCCGCTCGTGATGTCGGCGGCAGCATGGGTGTGAACCGCGGCAGCGGCAGTGATGTCCCCGACCGTCGGCAACCCGTGGACGTGATCCTCGCGGCTGGCGTTTGCGGAACTGCCGGCCGCTGCCGTGCCGAGCGGCTGCGGCGTCGCCGAGCCAACCGCCAGGCCAGACGTGCCGCCAGCGAATGCAATCGTGATGGAGCCGGCAGACGTATCGCGGGTGAACGCCATGCCCGCACCCTGCACGAGCACGGGATTCACGATGGAATACCGGCTCGTCCACGTCGCACTCGTGCCGTCCGTCACCAGCGGCCCAGCGTAGCCAGCCTGCGCCGGCAGCCCGGCATACCCGGAGATATCGCTGGTCGAGTGCGTGTGCGTGGCCGGAGCGAACGTCAGCGGCACGTTGCCGAGACTCGTGTAGGAGCCGCTGGTGGCCACGTCCGCCAGACCCGAGACATCAGCCGCGGCCAGGCTGATCGCCCCCGTGCGGCCCGCCACGGACTGCACAGGGGCTGCTGCCGACGCCGCCGCAGTGAACGACACGATGTCTGTCGTGCTGTGCGTGTGTGCCGAGGGAGAGAACGACGACGGCACCCCAGACAGGGCGGTGTACCCGATGGTCGGGATGCGTGCGATGTCGAGCGTCCCGCTCTGGATGTCGCCGGCTGCGTGCGTGTGGCCGACTTGCGAGAACGACGCCGTGAGCCCGACGATGTCGCTGGTCGAGTGCGTGTGCACCTCAGCGGCGGCGGTGAGGTCTGCCCGTGTGATGACGACGGCACCCGTCCTCGACTGCACCGATTGCACGGGTGCTGCGGCAGACGCCGCCGCCGTGAATGCCACCACGTCCGTGGTCGAATGCGTGTGAGCCGACGGGGCAAACGTCGTCGGAACGCTGCTCAACGCCGTGTACGAGATCGTCGGAATGCGGGCGATCGCGAACGTGCCAGCCGTGACGTCACTCGCCTGCAGGACGATCGCCCCGACTCTCCCGGCCACGGACTGCACCGGCGAGAATCCCGCGACGGCCGCCGTGTCGTAGCTGGCGATCGTGAACTGACCGCTCGTCGTGCTGACAGTGATGCCAGGTCCGGGCACCAGCTGGAACGTGCCGAACGCATTCGTCGCCGTGCCCGGCACGGTCAGGAATCCAGCGGGTCCGATGCCGCCGCTGGCGACCACGGAGATACCCGTGTTGCCGCTGACGGACACACTGACGCCCGTCTCGCCAAGAATCGAGACGTTGATCGGCATCAGGGAACCCTCACGCTCACGTCACCTGCCAGATAGGTCCGCGTCACGTTGCCGGGCGTGATCGTCTTGAACCACCAGCGGTACACGCCCGTCGCCGCCAGCTGGTCCGTCTGCACCTCCGAGAGCGAGACGTTGACCTGGCCGGCGGTGAGATTGACCGGCGTGACGGTGAACGCCACAACGGTGCCACCCGCGGCAACAGTCACGCCGGCTCCGAGCCCGCCGCCAGCAGCGACGCTCGTGAGTGCGTAGATGCGGCTGTCGTAGGTGTGGCCGGTCAAGTCCGTGCCGTCCATCGAGATGACCATCCCGAATTCGTCACCCTTGACGAACGCGAGATCAAGCTCGGCCGGCAACTGCTCGTATGTCGTGTCTGCCATGATTCTGTTTTACGCCTTGCGGGTACGATTCTTGCAGACGCTATTCAGCCCGGCGGCGAGCCGAAAAGGCCGGTAAAGCTCGCCTCTGGCAGCACTCGCCGCTCCAGAATCGCCGGATAGCTGCCCGTCTGTGCGCCGCTGCCGTTGAGCCCGACGGGGTTGGCGCTGGGAATCCATTCGCCATTTTCAAAATCGAACACCATCGCACGACGCTTCTGGTTGCCCGAGAGGAAATTGAACCCCACGTCAGGCAGCTGGAGGTTCCAGCCTGTCGGGCGGAACAGCACCTGCGACTCCGCCTTCCAGTACGGGACGATGGCGTTACCCCACAGTTCTTCAATACGCTCGATCGTGCTTCCTTCGTGCTTGCACTGATACGGATTCGTGCCAACAAACGAGTCCGAATTCACGTAGCCGAACGATGCGATGATTGCATCGGGGCGAGAGGCAAAATTCCGCGTGATCGTCGCTCGCGTCAGAGACTCCTCGACGGTCAGCCCTTCAAAATAATCGTTTGCACTGTTCGTGAGCGGTCGCCTGTCCGTCCCGTCGTAGTAGGAAAGCGCCGGAATCTGCTCGCCCGACACGACCTCAAATTTCCACTCTGGGATTCTGTCAAGCGGCCCGAGTGCCTGATTCGTCGTCAGCACCGCGTACTCAAGGATGACCTCGACGTGGTACGGATTCTCCCCGAACGTCTCGTTCATCACGATTTTGCGGAGCTTCAGAAATGAAAACTCCGGGTGGGCGACGCCCCACAGTCCGCCGCCGACGGCGTTGACGACATCCAGGTTCGCCGTGGGCGAGACCGTGGCGTTGTCGTCAAGGATGACAACGAACCGTCGCTTTGCCACGGTCGACTCGCCAATTGCGCCTTCGATCGTGCGGCCCAGCTCGCGGTAGGATGCGACTGCCATCAGAAAATCTCCGCTGGCGTGTTCATGTAGTTAGCCGTCGCGTTGGTGATCGCGGTGCGGATGCCCTGCAGCTGCTTCGTCTGCAGCCTCGCCTCGATCAGCTGCGGGTCTTGAGCCTGAGCGCCGAGCCCGAGGACGAGCTTCGCACCCTCGGCAGTGCGAATGTCGGCAGTCGCCACCGGCCCCTGCACGGGACGGGCAAGCTCCGCTCGGCGGGCAAGCTCTGCACCGGCTCTCGCAGTCGCCGCGATAGCGTCGTTCGCTGACGCCAGCATCCGCTGCTGTGTCTGTGCGGCCCTCTGCTGCTGGGCAATCGCCGCACCGAACTGCTGATTGCCGCCGGCGGCCTGCTGCTGCGAGCTTATCCGGCCCGCGGCGATGTTTTTCTCGATCTTCTCTGCCTGCCGAAGCTGCTTGAGCCTGTCGGCTCCCTCCTTCGCAGCCTTGAGGTTGCCGTCATTGCGAGCCACTTCGACGGCCTGCTGCTCCGCCGCGATCCGGTCCTGCAACGCCTGGATGTTGAGTGCAGCCTGCCGCTTTCGCTCCTCCACCTGCGCCGCGAAATCAAGCTCCGCACGCTGCCGCTCGTCGAGCTGGCCACGCAGGAACTCTTCGACACGCTGGGCACCAGCTGCACGCTGTTCAAAAATCTCTTGCTGGCGGGCAACTTCTTTGTCGTATGCCTCTTTGCCGAGGAAGCCGTCTCGGGCCTTTGCTTGGGCAGCCTCAATTCCTGCCCGGAGATCGCTGGCGGCAATCTGCCCTGCAACGCCAAAACTCTTAGTTTTGTCGATGATGTCTTCAATGCTCTTGGACGTTGCCTCAAATGCTTTGCCAAAGCCGTCGCCGAAGCCTTGGTCGGCAGCCTGCTTGAGGTCGGCGAGCTTGGTGGACTCTTGGTCGAGCTGGGCGAGCCGCGATGCGGCAGCGTCTGCGGCTATTGCGTTTCCGGCCTCGCGTTGCTTGCGAATTTCTTCTTCAAGCCGCAACTGCTCTCGCTGCACTGCAGCCTGATTCTTCTCTAGCTCTGTGGTCGTGTTGTTTTGCGCAAGCAGTGCGTTGACGCGGTCTTGGTCAGCCTTGACGATTGACTGCTGCAACTCCTCGATCTTCTTGAAGCCTTCGATCTGCTTGTCGTATTCCGCAGTCGCCTTTGCTGTTTCATCCGCAAGCGTTGTGGCGTTGATGCGACCGTCTTCAAACTGCTGCCCAAGGTCACGCAGCTTCTGCTGAAACTGAGCGGCAGCATCAAATCCCGCTTGGCCGAACTTCGTCGACTCGTCTGCCACCTTGTTGATCTTCTGCTGCAGTTCGTCGAGCGCCTTCTGTGTCTCCTCAGAGATCTGAATGTCAAGCCTTGCGTCTTCTTCGATTCGATTCAGCTCGGCCTTGAACGCCTCGCCAGCCTTCTCGGCCTCGCGGCGGAATGTCTCTTCATTGAAGAGGCCGGCGTCGAGCTTCTCCTTCAAAGTGTCGATTGACTCTTGGTAGCGGAAGGCTGCGTCGAAACCAGCCTGGCCGAACTTCGACGATTCGTCGATGGCTTTCCCGACACTGCCAGTGATGTCGTCAAGCGTTTTCCTGAAGTCTTTGCTTGTCGCGAGTAGTTCCTCAATAGCTCCGCCACCGTTGACTTCAACAGTGGCTTGTACGGGCCGCTCAATCTCTGGGACGATGCCCAGCCAATCTTCAGCAAACTGAAGCACCTGCTCGATGAACCCGCCAACTTGGCCCACAACGAGCTTGATGCCATCCCACAATCCGCCAAACGCAGCCACGACTCCGTCAGCAAACGCCGACAGTACGGTGCCAAGCCCTGTGAACTCGAGAAACTGCGATACTCCACTGCCGATGACTGTTGCCACTCGGCCGATTGCTTCCCCGGCGACTTCCGCAAACCGAACAACGATCACGCCTATGCGGGAAAAAGACTCGCCGATGGCATTGAATGCCTGCGAAAACTGGGCGGCGACTCCTTCAAACTTGAAGAACTCGCGAAAGCCAATGATGGCATCGTTCACGCGGCCGGCAATTCCGGTCACTGCCTGGCTAATGAGGTCAATGGCGGAACTCATGATTCGGCCGGTGGCAGCGAAAGGCTCTAGCACAGTGCCGATCAGATTGCCAAGCGTCGATCCAAACTGAAGGAACACATTGCCCGCCAAACCGACAGCACTGGTGAGCGGCGAGAACATGTCGAGGAGCGCACCGATGTTTCTGCCGAACGTCGCAATCGCTGAAGCCAGACCGTCGCTCAGGCTTTGCGTGATCCCGATGAACGGAGTGAGTAGTTCGTTGCCAACGCCAGAAAGCGACACGCGAACCGCGTCAAAAGACGCGCCGAGCCCGTCGATTCTTGCGCGGTCGATACTGCTCAGGCGAGCGTTGAATCGCTCTACGTCAGTCGCCGCACCGGCGATGTTGTTGAAGAAAGGAATCAGTTCCGATCCAGCTTTCCCGAACAGTGCCACGGCTGTCGCTGTGCGTTTGGCGGGGTCTTCTATTGACCGCAGCTGCTCGCCAATCAGCCGGTATTGCTCCTCTGGATTCAGTGCCGCCAACTCCTCGGACGTCACTCCGATTTCTTGCAGTGCTTGTTGTGCTGCTTTGCTCTCCTCGTCTACGCCGAGAACACTCTTTTGGAGCCGACCAAACGCAGCACTCACCGCGTCGATGCTTGTGCCGCTGCGGTTTGCTGCTTCTTCAAGCGTCTGGATAAACTCAAACGAAACGCCGAGCTTGTCTGCTGTGTTCCCTAGCTTCTCAACGCGGTCGTCAAGGTTTGACAGCCCAGACACCACGGCCGATGCTGCCGTGCCAAGCCCGGCGATTCCCGCAGCCGCCAGCGTGAACGGGTTGGCGAGGCTCGTCAGTGAGCCGGCCAGGCTCGTCATCGCGTTCGTCACGCCACCCGCAAAGAGCTTCTGGATGCCATCGCCCGCCGAGGCGAACGCACTGAGCCGCGAAGCGACGCCGCCGATCTGCCCTGGTAGCAGGCCGAGAATGCCGGAGAGTTCGTTGAACTTGAGGCCGGAATCCCCGGCCTTGTCCACTTCGCCGCCGTACTGTGCCGAGGCCACAGCAGCCTTGGCGAAGAGCCCGGCCTGGCGTTGGATCTCCGCGTTCAATTGTTCCTTCGTGAGCAGGCCGCGCTGCTCAAGCTCTTGAGCTGCTGCGACGGCGGCATCGTATTGCTTTTGGGCTCGCTCGGTAGATGAGAGGTTTGCCTCAATTATGCGAGCCGCTTGCTCCTTAGCCCTGGCAAACTCCTGCTCCGCAGCTGCCGCCGCCTCGCTCGCACCGGTGATTCTGTCCCTAGCTCGCCCAGCCGTCTCCTCAGAGATTGCCCCCTGCGCAAGAAGGTTTTCAATCTTCTCTAGCTCGTCTGCGCGTCGCTCCTCGGCCGTCCGCACCTGCTCGGTGATGCGAAGACCCTCTTCAAATGCTTTTGCGGCAGCATTCGCCTCTTCGGTCAACTGCCCGAATGCAGCCGCGTACTCCTGAGGCGCGATGACATTTTCGCGAAGCTGGCCTGCGAGCGTTTCGAACTTCGCCGCGAACTCCTCCTGAGCCTTGCCCGCAGCCGCCGTCTTGTCGGCGAATGGCTGGAACACAGCCGTCGCCTTCTCTGCCTGCTTGCCGAGGTTGTCGAGCGCACGATCGACAGGCGTGAGTGACTTCGCCAGCCCGCTGGCGTCGCCGCTAACCTTGAGCGCGAGTCCGAGAATATTCGCCATCAGCCAGTTCCTAGCGCCGACTGCAGCATTCGTATCTGTGCGAGCATCTGATCCTCGTGCTGCGGCGGATGCTCAATCGGGTTGAAGTCCTCGGCACTCGGTGCCTTGCCTTTTGCGGAGTACGGTGCCAGCATCGCACTCACCTCGAGCCCTGTCTGTCTCCACGGATCGGGCAACGCCTGGAAGTACCGCGTGTAGGCCATCCACTCCGACAACTCGCGAGAGTCCATCCGCACGCACAGTTCGCCGACCGTCATCTTCAAGTGCCCCGCCAAGGCGAAGAGAAACCTCCGCGTCGGCGAGACACTCAGGTTTTCCCCAGCTGCTCGACGTCCGCCTCCGTCATGTTGTTGTGTTGGAGCGCCTCGTCGAAGAGCCTGCCCATGACGGCCCCGCTCTTGTTCGCGAGCGCGGCGACCTGCTCGCGGGTAAAGAGCAGCTCGCCCTTCTCGTTGCAAAGCACCCTGCACAGGTACTCGGTGCGGAAGTTTTCGACGCCGGTCTCGCGCTTGCCCATCCAGAGCCGCTCGTAGGAGTCACGCTCGCCGACGCTCATCACGCGGATGTAGACGTCATCGCCCCACCCCCTGACGTGAATCTTCTTCAACCCGAGGTCGTCGCTTGCCAGAATCTGCTCAGCAGTCAGTGCCATGCTCTTCTCCTAGATGGGTGCTAATCGCAGCGTCACCGTGTGTCGTTGCACATCATTGAGCTTCTTCTCGACGGCCAGTCGCTCGAAGATAGCCTTGTGAGTGAACACGACGCCCGGCCCCGAGACTTGAAACGTGGCACGCTTGCCGTAATTGGCAACGCTACAGTTCGCGGTCCCGAGGCACGCTATCTCTATAGTGCCAAGGTCAAGCGAGAACGCGCTGCCAGCTGGCGCTGCACGCGAGATCGGCAGATTGCCGCCGAGCGTCACTTTGAAGTCAGTGACCTCGGTGAACGCAACGCTGTTCCACGTCACGGTAACGCCGGCAGCATAGTCAGCCATGACGGGATGCCTCCGTCACGACGATCAGCGTGCGACCTTGAAGACCGCCTGGCCCTTGATGACGTCGTTCGTCGCGAATGTCACCGACGAACTGACGACCGTGGCGTCCTTCGACAGGAACGTCACGCCGGCGTGCGAGATCGACATGGCGGCACTGGAGGCGTCTGCGACGATAGCCTTGCCGAGATAGTCGATCGTGACCTGCCGCCCCGTGTCGGTGGCGTTGCCGGTCAGCGGGCGGTCAATCGTCTTGACGGCGTTGCCGGCGGTGAGCCCGAGGTGCGACACGTCAATCGTGTTGTCGGTCGCCGGATCGGCCAGATTGTACACGATGTTCGTGACGGTGAAGGCCGTGCCGCCAAACGTGAACACTGTACCCGCACCGTCATGAGGCGTGATCGCCATGTGTCAACTCTCCTGCCAGAGGATGCCGTAGATTTGTTGCACTGTGTAGACCGGCGGGAGGTCGCCGCCGGCCAACTGGGCGAATCCGTCGCTCTCGTTGTCGAGCGACACACGCGCCACAGTCACATTTTCCAATGTGCCCCCCCAGCCATCCAGAGACTGCCGGCACTGGTCTGCGATATCTCTCGCGGATTCGTAGGTCTCTGCGAAGATGTCGACCGAGAGGCTTACTGTCGGCGTGCCGATCGGTCCCTTGAGGGACTGTGCTCGCTCGACCGCCACCCGCCGCCACGTCACGAACGGCAGGGCAGCCGTGGCCGGTGCAATCACGGGGTAGATGCGGGTGCCGATGAGGGCCGTCACACCGGCTGTCGCGACGAGGCGGCTGCGAACGGCAGCCTCTGGTGATTTCAAAGGCATCGTCAGACTCCGGAGAGGGTGCCTTCGCCGCGGAACGTGAGCGTGCTCAGTGCTCGCTCCAGGCTGATCCGCAGCTCCTGCTGCAGGATGAACGCCACCTGACTCTGCGACTGTTCAAAAGCAGTGCGAACCGGCGGGCGTCCTGCACGACCGCCCACGGGCGTCGGTGCGATCACGATGGGCGTTTTTGACTTGCGAAAGAACGCCCCCGGATACGGCGGATCAGTCTGGACCCGGCCGTTTCGCTGGCGAATCAGGTCGAATGGCCCGAGGCTCTTGAAGCTCGACGCGATGTAGGCGTTCTGTCCCTTCTTGACCTCGTGGACGACGCCCTTGCCGCGAACCGTCTCCTGCCGGCCCATGCGGGTTCGCACGAACGGCACCGCCGGGCTTTTCCGCTCATAAGGCTTGTTTGAAAACTTGCCGACCACACGCTGCCGCGTGCCGTACTCGACGAGCCACTGGTGGTTCGCACGGTCACCGACAGACGCACTAGAGACACGGACCTTGCCGCCTGCGGCGCTGCGAGAGTCCTGCCTGTTGGCCCGGCGATAGCCAATCAGGCCGACGGCAGCACCATCACGCGGGTATGCCTTCACCAAGTGCGAGGCCGCGGCCTTCAGATTGCCGGTAGGACCGACAGGCGACAGTTCACGCAGCCGCAGATACGCCGGATAGATTGCTTTTTCCAGCGCATTCTTCAACGCCTGGGCTGTGAAGTTCTTGTCGCCCAGCCCGCGGATAGCGTCCCCGACCCGCTGAAGGTCAGGAAAGTCTGCCGAGATGACGATGCCGGCTGTCGCCATCTACGTGTTCTCCTGGCAGATAGCCTCGTGCTCGCTGCGGTTGCCGTGCTCGAGCAGGCTGACAATCTCCAGCGTGCGAGACCGCCACGAGAAGCGATGCGACTGCGTCAGTCCAGGCAGATACCGCATCCGCACGCGGTGGCTGATTGCCGTCTGGCTCTGCCCCGCCGTGATCTGCTCACGTGCCGACACGCCCTCCACGCTCGCCCAGACGGCGGACGAGTCGGACCACGTCAGCACCGTCTCGCCGAGGGCATTGGTCGTGCCACTGGCGACCTGCACCGTGACCCGCTCGCGGAGCTTGCCAGGGTCAATCATCGGTACGAGCCCCAGCGTTGAGCGTCGAGCAGCGCCTTTGCCCCGAACGGGATCTCGTTCAAAGCCCCGGCATCGGCCGCCAGCCGACGCTCGTACCAGTGCCCAACGAGCATCAGGATGGCATTGCGGACGCCCTGCGGCACGTCGTTTCCAGACGAGCCGCGACCCGCCCACCACGTCACGGTGACGGCGTTGTAGTCCATGATGTGTCCAGGCCACGCCCCGCCGTAGTTCGTGCGGATCACGCCCGGCGTGCTGTCCCGATCCACGCGGTACTGCGTCGAGGACAGCGTTGCCGTCGTGCCGCTCTCGTCGAGCGTGTACGTGACCGTGACGGCAGTCGTCGTGCCGGCAGTTGCCATCGGTGGACGCGGCAACTCGATCTCGACGGGGAACCCGTCCATCTTCATTGTCAGCTGCTGGTGGACGAGCGACTCGTCCATGTAGGCTTCGACCCACTCACGTGCCGCCGTCACCAGCGACGCGATGTAGGCGTCGTCGGTTGTCGAGTCGACCCGGCAGTGGCCCTTCGCCTCGGCCAGCGAGACAGGCTCAACTATCGGCTGCGTGACCGTCCTGATGCTGCGGTAGTTCAACGCTTCGCTCCTTGGGAGGTCGCCCCCGCCGCCGCGGAGTCAGGTCCGCAGACTCGCCGCCAGGCTCAAGTGCCGCCGTCTCGATCAGGTCGGCCTGCCGATCTGCTACGGCAGTGCCCTCGGCGATGAGCCGACGAGCCACTGCCTCGTCGCAATCGACAACGTCGCCCGGCCGGTAAGTCGAGTAGTTCTTCTGGAATTTGATTTTCACGATTGGGGCACGCTCCATGCAGTGTCGGGGGCTTTCAGCTTGCTCGTGAACTCCGTCGTCCACTGGAAGACAGGCGAGCTGAGATCCTTGCCGGGCCACGTCACGACGTACTCGCCGTGGCCGAGAATCACTCGCGGCGTGACGAACACGCGGTTCCCGCTGTCACGCCAGTTTTTCCACCAGTAAATGTCCGGGTCTAATCTGCCGTCATTCCAGGTGCCGTCCGGTGCTGGCTTTGACCAGAACCACGGTTTCTTGCATCGCTTCAGCGCCGCCGTCGAAATCACGGTGCAACCGAAGTGTGCGCTGTCCACCTCCTGCACGGGCTCGCCGAACCAGCTGGCAGGCACCGTCGTGCTGCCGCTCTCGGGAGGATTGTCGAGCGTGCCCTTGAGCGTGAGCATCGGACGGCCGTCCTCACGCTTGGTCTGCAAGCCGGTCAGTGCGTCGCACTGGAACGTGAGCGCCATCGTGAAGAGGTGCTCGACGTCGGCGCGGGTCATGAAGGTATCGTAATCCAACGTCAAAATGTACTCGCATTTATCAATGAACTGCTCGAAGATGCGAGAATTGACTTGGTCGCATTTGTCCTAGGGTTGAGCCCCCTGGCATTTAGCCAGAGGGCTCAACCCCAGAATGCGCCGGTCCCCATAGTCGGGCGAATCCCCA